ATCGACAAGGCCTGGCTCCAGGGCTACAGCTCCGGCGGGATCACGATCGGCGGACTGTTCGCCGCCCTCGACTCCGGGAACGTCGTGACGGTCGCCAAGACTGCCGACACGACGGTCAAGAACTTCGCCGATGTCGTCGGCAAGATCGACCCCTACGCGATCGCCCCGAGCTGGGTCGTCGGGACTTCCGGATGGGCAGAGATCATGAAGGTCTCGTCGACCCTGCTGAACGCAAACATCGTCGACGGAATGGCGGCGACCCTCTGGGGCACCCCGGTCCGGAAGGCATACAACATGCCCGCCAATGTCTACGCGATGTACGGAGACTTCAACTTCTCGACGCAGATCGCGGTGAAGCCGAATGGCCTCCAGATCACGGCCGCCCGCGAGCTGCTGATCAGGAAGAACGCGACCCTGTTCGTGGGTATCCAGCGGTTCGGAATCCTCAACAGCTCGCCGGAATTCGCCGCCGCCCTCAACAAGGCGACGACCTGATCGAGCCAAAAGAGATAACAGAGCGGCCGGGTCGGCAATCCGGCCCGGCCGCTCGTCTTTATGATCACGCTCCGGCTCATCGCAAACTACAGACGATATCGCAAGGGTCAGACGATCCAGGCCTCCCCGGGCCTGGCGGAGATCCTGATCGCTCAGGGGATCGCGGTCGAGGATAGGCAGGGGCAGATAGAGGCCGTGGCAGAGCATGCCGTTGCCTCCCGGCCGGTGATCAGGACAGCCGCCAAATAGGAGCCGCCGATGCCCTACCCGTATCTGTACCCCGTGCAGATGGCCTACGGCGTCCCATCTCCGAGACATCCGGTCTCGGTCGTTCCCGTGGCCGCCCCCGCCCTGGAGCCCGTCTCTCTCGACGAGGCCAAGGCCCAGCTCCGAATCCTTAGAGACTTCACCGACGACGACCTCTTCGTCCAGGGGCTGGTCGCGACCGGCCGTCGGGTCGTCGAGCGGCGGCTCGGGATAACGCTGATGGCGACCCAGTTCCGGGCCACGTTCGCCGACCCTCTCGACCTGCTGACCAACCGCCACGAGAGCAACTGGTGGGGCTGGAGCGACACGCTCGAGCTCCCATATGGTCCGCTCCTTGTCGACGCCTCTCATCCGGTCTCGGTCACGGCCGGAGGAGTCGCGCTCGCCTCGTCTGCCTATACGGTCGACGCCGACAGCCGACCAGGCCGAATCCGGCTCGCGAGCCCCGGCAACAATTCCCAGATGATCGTCCTCTACTGGGCTGGCTACTCGTCCGCCGACCTGGTTCCGCCGACCATAAAGTCGGCCATCCTTCTGCTCGTCGGCCACTACTGGCTGCATCGTGAGTCGGTTGTCACTGGCACAATCTCGCAGGAGCTCGACCAGGGCCTGAACATGCTCCTCGCGGCCGAAGCAATCACGGGGCTCTACTAATGCTCGAGGCTGGACTCCTCCAGGAGATGGTCGTCATCGAGGCTCCGGTCGAAAGCCGGAACACGCTCGGCGAGACATCCCTCGCATGGGTACAGGTTGCCAAGCGATGGGCGAGCGTGCAGGCCTCGAGCTACTACGAGCAGGAGCGCCGAAAGCAAGTCGGAGGTATTGGGTCTCACATCGTCAGAATGCGATACGTTCCAGGCCTGACCGGCAAAATGCGGATCCGCTGGGCGAGTCGAGGGAACCGAATTCTGTATATCTCGAGCGTCATCGAAAAGGGCCGCCGCGAGGAGCACGAGCTCACCGTTGACGAGCAGCAGACATGATATCCCTCTCGTTCGACAAGGCAGCCGTAGACGCTCAGATCGAGGCCCTGATGTCTCGGTATGCGTCTTTGCCAAAGCACATTGCAAAGAAACATCTACAGGCCGCGATGAAGCGGGTGCTTAAGGACGGCCTGCCGATCCTCAGGGCCGCGACCCCGGTCGGTTCGGCGGAGTGGAAATTCAGCCGAGCCAAGAAAATCCGCTCTTCACAGAAGGGCAGTAAGGGCCAATTCATGAAAGGGTCCGGCCAATACCAGGGCACCAACGGCCGGGGAAAGTTTGCGGTCGGCCGCGCCGCCAAGGCCAAGCTCGCGGGCAAGGTTTCTAAGAGCGGGGACCTCCGCCGGGCGGCGACGACAAAGGCGAGGTTTATCGGCCGCAACGCCGACGGAGTGGTATACGGGGTGCTCGGCTACAAATACGGATCGGAGTCTCGGAAAGCCCTCTGGCTGGAATTTGGAACAAAGCGAGGTGTCCGCCCTCGCCGGATTATCGACCAGGTCATGAGGGAATACGGAGGGCCAAGCGCTAACCGCCTGGCGGCGGAGATGGCGACAGCATTCGAGGCGGCCGCCCGTGAGCTCAATAGCGGAAAGAATCCAGGAAGGGGAGTCTGATGGGGTACCCTGAGTCCTGGATCCGAGAGGCCGTCGAGACCGCGACCGGGCGACCGGCCCATCCAATGGCGGCCCCAGAGTCGGCCGCCCTGCCGTATGTGATTTTTGGGCGGACTGCTACGGAGCGTGAATATTCGCTGGGCGGTACGAAAACCTACCCCCTCGGCACATTCTCGCTCGAGATCTACGGCCTCGGATACGCGACTGTGAAGCAGCTGGCCGACCAGGTCCGCGTGGCATTGCACCAATTCAATCGGGCGGGGCCTGGTGTCACAATCTCTTCGTCGATCCTGTCGGACGAGCGGGACGGCGAGCCGATCTTTTTCGACGGCCAGGCCATCGGAACCTATCTCGTCGAGCAGACCTACAAAATCCGCTGGGAGGAATAGAAAACATGCCGTCCGACACTCCGACGACGATCGCCGACTCGCAGGGCCTCTCCTTTTCGTTCAACGGCGTCGACGCATCGGCCGTTCTCACGAGCGTAAAGCGAAAGGCAACCGCCGAATTCAAGGATGTCACTCCGCTCTCGGCAGCGTCCGGAGCAACGCGGAAACTCCAGGTCGCCCCCCTCTACGACGGCGAGGAAATCTCCTGCGAGTTCATGGGGAACGCCGCCTTCACGAAGGGCGTTTCCGGGTCAATCACCTGCGCGAAACTCTCGATCACAGGGACGGCAGTCGTGACCGATGTCGAGGTCACTGCGGCCCGTGGCGAGCTGCTCATGGGAACGGCCACCCTGAAGCTCACGAGCACCTAAGCCGCCGAGGGGTGGCACATGCCAGTCCAGGATTCTCAGGGCGCGCTCGTGTACTGGAATGGGCTCGAGCTCGGGACCTACGTCTCGATCTCTCCGTCCTGGTCCGCTGCTTCCCCCTACGAATGCACCAATGCGTCGAGCCTGATCGTTGGCGAGGGCTCCGGGGCCCGCGTTTTGAAACAGTACAACGCATCGGCAATCGAGCCCGGCGCTGCTGTCGTTGAATTCATCGGCAACGTGTCGTTGACCATAGACGACATCGGTGCGGCCGGTATCCTCGCGATATCGTGGCCGGGATTTAGTTACACGGCCCGTGGTTTTATTCAGAATCTCGGCGCGGTCGCTGCCCGGGGCGAGCTCGTTCAATGTTCCCTTACAATCCAATTCAGCGGAGTTATCTAAACTAAATCATGCCTATTACCTCTGACGAATTGCTCAGTATCGAAGATCTTCGGAGGCCGACGAAGCTCCATGTAAAAGCATGGAAGCGGGACGTATACATTCTCGACCCGACGGCCGAGATGCTCCGCGACTGGGAGGCCTATTGTTCCCTCCCCGCAGATCGGCGCGGCGACATCCGGGCCCGCCTGGTCGTAAAGCTCGTCTGCGACGAGGACGGGAATCGCGTTTTCCGAGACGACCAGATCGTTGCGGTCGGCAAAAAGTCAGCCGCCGCCATCAAGGAAATATCGGAATTCTGTGCCGAGCGCATGCGGATAACCGACAAGGACATCGAGGAATACGAAAAAAACTGAGGAGCCCCGGAGGGGCGGTCGACCTGTTCCTCCACCGTTTGGGGCTCGAGCTGGGCATATGGGACATCGACACATGGCGGCATCAGATCACGGCCGGGCAGCTCGTGCGATGGATGGCCTATTGGCGCGTCGAGCCTTTCGGCGATTCGTGGAGGAGGACGGGCCGGGCGGCGATCGCGACGGCCGGGGGCCGGGTCGATCCGTCGGCCGAGGACAAATTCCTCCCCAGCTACAGGGAGCGTCTTCCGACCGAGGAGGAGTTTATTGCCCAGCTCAAAGCCATTCCGACATTCCGTAAACAGCTCGAGGAGCAGGGAAGATAAATGGCGACCATCGGCAGGGTAGCGGCGATCTTTACAGCCTCGACGGCCGGACTGAAATCCGCCGTCGCCGATGCTGGCCGATCATTCCGGCAACTCGGCGGCGATAGCGCCGCCCTGAATGCCTCTTTCGACAAGCTTCGGGCAGTGAGCGGACAGGGGCTCGGCCTCGTCGGCCCGGCGGCCGAGATCGCCGGGCGGAAGCTGAAGACGTTTGAGGGGCTCGCCGCTCGCCTTCAAGAGTCCCTGGCGGCCGGGCGGATCTCGGCGGATAGCTTCGCCGAAAAGATGGAAGCGATCCGGCTCGCCAGCGAGGCTGCCTCGAGCTCGCTGTCGCGGGCCGCCGAGATCACTCGGCAGCACGAGACGGCCGAGCAGCTTCACGCTCGGACGACCGAGGAGCTTGCGGCGCTGTTTCGCGAGGGGGCCCTCGCGTCGGACGTCTACGCTCGAGCGGTCGCTTCCGCAGACTCCGCCCTGGCCGAGGCCAACGGCACGACGGCGGCGGCCGCTCAGGCGGCCCGAGATGCCGCGTCGGCAGAGCAGGCGATGGCCGACGCTCAGGGGCGAGCCATGGATGAGTTTACCTCGACCATGAACAGGGGCGCGGCGGTGGCCGACGAGGTCGCCACGGCCGAGGAGCGGCACGAGGCCCGGGTCCGAGAGCTGCGTGCCCTGCTGGCCTCGGGGGCCATCTCGCAGACGACATTCAATCGGGCCGTCGACAAGGCGGACGACGAGCTCCGGCAGGCCTCGCAGTCGACGAGCAGGTTTTCCAGAGCCGTCAACTCGACCGACGATGCCCTGAGGAAAATCAATTCCCGACTCAATACCCTGATCGGCATCAACGCGGCGCAGCTCTTTGGGTCGATGGCATCGGCGGCCGCCGACGCCGTCAGGTCCGCTGTGTCGTTTGCGGCCTCGGAGGCCGAGGTCATCGACTCGACTGGGAAGATGGCCGAGCGGCTCGGCATGACATACGGAGAGTTCGCGGGGCTCGCCCACGCCGCCGCCCTGGCTGATGTCTCGACAGAGTCTGTAGCCAAGGCCGCGACCAAGGCGGATATCGCATTCGTCAAGGCCGCCAACGGTTCGAGAACCGCTCAGGCCGCATTCGCCGGGATTAGCCTGTCGGTCGACGAGCTCCAGGGCAAGAGCCCGGCGGAGCGTTTCCAGATGATCGCTCAGGCGATCGCGGCCCTTCCGACCGAGGCCGAGCGGGCAGCCGCCGCGACGGCCCTTTTCGGCCGGGCGGGTGCCGAGCTCTTGCCAATGTTCAACGGCGGGGCCGAGGCCATCGCCTCCGCGACCGCCGAGGCTGATCGGTTCGGGCTGGCGCTCACCAACGACCAGCGGTCGAGCGTCGAGAAAATGAACGACTCTTTTAAGAACGCCTACGAATCGATCCGAGGAGTCGTCGGCCAGGTCGTCGCCTACCTCTCCCCTGCCCTCAAAAGCGTTTCCGACCAGTTCTCGGCCCTGATCGGCGGGATCGGCGGCGCTAACATCGGGCAGTTCATCGGCGAGGGGATCCTCGCGGGGGCGGAGTTTTTCGCGACGGTCGCCGATGGTTTCCTGACTCAGCTCCCGGCGGTCTGGCAGTTCGTGTCGGAGGTCGGGGCCTACTGGTCTGGCGTGCTCGAGTTTGCCGGGAGGGTCGGGAACCTGCTCTATGGAGCGTTCAAGGTTTTCGAGGTGGTCGGGAACGTCATCGGTGGATTGTTCTCTGATATCGTCTCGGGCCTGTATCGAGCTGCCGCTGAGATCGCCAGCGTCATCCCTGGATTCGGCGATTTTGCCAAGGGCCTAAACGAGAGCGCGGACTCTTGGAATTCTCAGGCTCGCGGGTTCGCGGCCAGCATGAACCAGAATTCGGACCAGGCGGCGGCCGCATTCGGGGCAGCATTCGCCGAGACCGCAGCCCAAGCGGCGGCTCCCCAGGGGCCCGTGGCCTCGGGGCTTGCGGCCGCCATTGCCAAGGCCCGGGCCGACGCGGCCGCTCAGTCCTCCAGGCCAGCCCCCCAGACCATCGGGCCAGGCAAGCCAACCCAACCGGCCGAGGCCGTATTCTCCGGACGGAGTTCCGAGGCCCTGAAGGGAATCGACAGCCGATCCAAGGAGGGAGTCGCCGAGATGTTTCGCCTTATGCGAGGCACGAGCGGCGACGTCCAGCAGCAGCAGCTCGACGTGCTCCACCAAATCCACGACGACCTGTCCGAGGCCGACGCCGAAACAATCATCGAAATGTCTGGAGCATGAAATGGCTGTCGTCAGTGCGGTCGAGGTCATCGCCGGAACAGGACTCTCAGGCAAGTACGGCGAGACGTTTGTGTTTTCCAGGAAATGGAAAATCCGCGTCGACGACCCGAAAACCCAAAAGGTTCTTATCTCGCGATTTGTCGGCGTGAAGTTCGGCGACGGTCATCCGGAGTTCGCCGATCATAAGGCGATGGAGTTCGAGCTCTCCGACGACGACGGCGTCGGCATGTGGTGGCTGCTCACCGTCAAGTATTACATCCCGCCCAAGGAGAACACGCCCGACACACTGACGGGAATGCCCAAAGACGATTGGCGAGCGACTGGCTCGACGACATCGATACCCGTATTCCTCGACAAGAACAAAGACGCAATCGTCAATTCTGCGGGCGACCCGATCGAGGACCTCGAGCGGGAAGCGTCCGATTTCGGCCTGTCCCTCACGAGGTTCTATTCCGACACGGCCTGGTCGTCGCTGGCTCAGACCCATTCAAACTCGGTGAACAATGCGACCTGGAACGGCAGCGCGGCCAGGACATGGAAGGTTGCGTTCAGGGGCGCGACGAAAAAGGAGATGACGGTATCCGGCTCGAGCAACGCGACAAAACCCTACTGGGAAACAAACTGGGAGTTTGTTTACAGGGCCGAGACATGGGACCTGTCGCCATGGAATACAGGCTTTAACCAGCGAGTCGATTCGACAGGCAGCCCCAACGCCGCCGGGACGGCCAGGGCGGCTATCCTGGGCGCGGACAAGAAGCCTGTGAAGTCTCCGGTCGCGCTCACTGCCGGAGGGGTCGCCAAGCCTGCCGGAGAGAAGCCGGACTCGATCACGTTCCGCGTCTATCCCGAGGTCTCATTTTCCGTTTTCGGGACCCCGTCATGAGCGCCCCCAAAAAAAGCGGATCGAGGGTTTCTTTCTCGCCGAGCTCGGCAAAGCGGATTACGCGCGTAGTCCACATCGTCGAGCGGGGCGAACGGCGACAGGGGCCTACCGTCGTCAGGTCATCTCCTGGCGACGACGCAATCGTCCGGGGCACGTTCGAAGGACCGTGGGCAAAGGGCGCGACTGTCACCGTCACCGACGCCACTCTTTCAGCCGTGACCTACCAGGCCAAAAACTACTTTGCGGCGATCACGGCAACCGGCACAAAGGCCTGCTCGATCGCCTACGCGAATGGCGAGTGGATTCTGGTCGCAGCGGAGTGCTGATAATGTTTGATGCTTTCGCGTTAGTTTCGCATGCCGATCCGCCATCCATTGCCCTGTGGGCTGTTTTTGTTTTCTCGGCTGCGATGTACCCGCTGGGGATAATGCTAGGTGCGCCGTGTAGTCCATGCTGCGCGCAATCCTGTACGTGCGGCGACTACCGAAATTATCCATACGAGCAACAAACAGCCTCGTTTGCGATGGGTGGACGCTGGTGTTGCAACGGGACAAAGCCGTACGAACTAACTTTGCGCGTAACAAGCACTGGAACGCAAACAGTTTCTTTTGATCAAGCCTTTGGAAACAATAACGGCCAATACTGGACGCTTTCGACAAGTTCTTGGCTTCCCTATGAGTCTTATAGTTCGCAGACTTACTTGCGCATGTTGCGTCGTACGATCAACTTTAACTGCAACACATTGAACGCCGATTACGTCGTGAGGCTTGAAGGGTTGCCATACCTTTCATCTCAAACAAACGCGATAAACTCAGGGTGCGGATACGTAGGTGCATCATCAGCAACATGGCTATACCCAGGGACGAGCAGAAGAGCAGTCGATACCGAAACATTTCCATCATATACAATCAGTCTTGATGTTGGAGCTTTCTTGGGAAACGGATCAGTTTCAAAACAATACTATAAAAAGCAGTGCAGTTATCTTGGTTTCTATCAATACAACTGCCCGGGTGATTTTGTAACTGATTCGGTTGGAGGGCAAACCTCAACAAACCCTGCGTACTTTTATTTTGGGGGCTCGAAAAAGCAAAAAATGCTGGCGCAGGCTTGCGACTTGCGATCCATTCCTTCCGGTGCAATTGACGGTGGCGCTGCATCTCTTTCGTTTGCGTTTGCTAACATTTTTGCGGCAACGTCATACAGCTCCACGCCGAATGGAGATTACTTTTCACTTGTTGAGGAGTTTACTGGCAATTACGCCCAGGACGGAAAATGGCCGAAATGCACTTTTACTGTTGAGGTGCTTCCTCCGTGAGGTGCGACTACTCCGCCGATACGTTGACTTGCAGATTTTGCGGACACGTCGCAAAGCGTTTGCCTACAATTCGCGATTGTACGGCCAATCAGATACTACTACCTCGTGTCGCAGTTGGGACAAGTTTGGAGTCTTTTTTAACTAGCCTCGGAATCACGAAAGAGCGCGTACAGTCATGGACGCGGTCCAATTCGTGCGGGTGCGAAGCTCGGAAAAAATGGCTCGACGTAAAAGGATACGCGCTCCAAGAATCCGCAGAATTGTTTTTTAATAGGCTTGCGGCTTTTTATTTTGCGTGGACTCCTCCGGACAGAAATAACGCAGGGATGGCAAACGGAGCGGCCGGTGCGGTGCCTTTAGCCGATGCGAGGCAGGCAGGGGCCTTAAACGCCAGGAGGGCGAGTCGTGGGCAGTAAGAAGGCGAGCGGCCAGAGCGGATCGACGAGGTTGTCGCGGTCATGCGAGCGGAGGCTGCCGCCAGGGGGATGCCGTTTTTGAATTCAGTCGGGCGGATGCTCGTCCGTAGGGCAATTTCGACAGCACGGGCAAACAATGGAGCCTGACGCATGGCAAGCCGAAAACCGGATCAGCGACCGGCCAAGCCCAGCGCCCCGCCTCAATTCGTATATCTGGACATCGAGGAGGACGAGCCAACCGGCGGCGGAATCCCTGACGACGACGGGTACATCTATCTAAACAGGCAAGCCCCGAAAAAGGCCGCCGGACGCCCTCAGAAGCGACGGCGTCGAAAGCGATAGCGCGGGGCCTGGCCGATTCAATCGGGCCGCAATAGATGCGACATTAGGGCCTCACACTCGCGAGGGCATGTAATGGCAGCGTTTTCCCAGACCCCGGCGGAGATCTCGATAACCTGCGTCCAGGGCGACGAGCTGGCGATCGCGATCGACACCCATCAATCCCTCGTCGGCTACACGCTTTCCGCGATCGTCTACAGCCAGGCACTCGCCAGCTCGTCTGGATCGATCGGCAACGGCGCTACCTACACGGTCGGAGACACGGCCGCGACGTTCACGATCGCCGATATCTCGAGGTCGGCCGGGACGGTGAAGCTGTCGCTCACAGAGACCCAGACAGCCGCCCTTTCGCCATCTGGCCGTTACCGCTGGTTTTTTCGATGGCAGGACACGGCCGGATACACGCAGGCGATTCTGGCCGGAGCCTTTAACGTCGTGATTCCATGAGCCAGATCTCGGCCGTCGTCATCTCACAGTCGAACCCGTCCGTCTCTGTCACGGGCGGCAGCTCGACCTACGTCACGACCAGCAACGGGGCCGGGATATCCGTCACGGCCACCAGCGGCGACACGATCAGCGTCACGGTTTCGACGGTCGGGGCGACCGGCCCGGCTGGAGC